CCAGTTCCACCCTTAGAAACGCTCAATGTCCCTACAAGATTAGTGGCATTTAGATTGGTTAATCCAACTCCATCATTAGCTGCAACATTAGAAAGGTTGGAAGAAGATGGCTGGAATGCAGATGCTGGATTTGTGGCTGCGCTGCCAAGTCCAAGCCCCGAACGAGCATTTGAAGCATCGGCGCTCCAAAAATTAGTTGGCTGAACTACAGCATTGTTGGTTCCAACTAAAACATTTCGAGTTTGTCCGAATCCAGAAACAACTAAGGCTCCACCGATAATAAGTGAGAAAATATATTTCATTTTACATTAATCGCTTCCAGACCCTTTTGGTTCCTGTTTGGCTATCGTAGTCATTGGGTCGGACTACGAATGGTAAATTTTTGGCGTCAGTGCCATTTGTTAGTTGATAAATTGCAGGAAGTCCATCAATAACTAAAAAAATAACAATCCCAACAGCATAGGTTCCGCTAACCGTGGCCAATCCGTCAAGGTTTGTCGATCCCCCCCCCTCTAATCCAGTAATCGAAGGCTCGACACGAAGAATGTTGACGCTTGGGGTTTGGATCGGAGTCGAAGAAACGCCGATAACGCTACTGGATGGGATGGGGATACAGATCTTGCTCATTTATCGGGTGACTTCTGGTGAAATGATAACATTGCCTTGCAGGATTCGGGTTGTGACGGCCCCGCTGTAAAGCTCAAGGTCATATACGGCTTTATCACAGACCGAGAGTGACGCCGTGTCAGATGCCGAAATAAATAGTCTAATAGATCCTGTAGCTTCATTCAAAACAATTCTACCATTAGTTGTGGACAATTCAAGAATTAGTGCTTTGGATTCGGGCTTTGACCGAATATGAATCTTGGCGGTATATCCCGTAAGATCCACGGGTGCCGAGGGTTCACCAGTCTCATAAAACAAAGTCTGATTGAAAGTAGCCCCTTGGAATATGCAGATATCTGCAAGCGCAATTGGTAAATTTGAAGTAGACATATTAAACTTTGGCAAATTCGCCAAATGCCTCCTTTCTCCATTTTGCCGCTACTTTTGCAGCTTGTTTCGGGCAATCAAAATGCCCAAGATATTTTGATTTATTATTTAATTTTACATCAGCCCGCCAACGAGAAATTCCCTTGTCCCAACAAACATTGCGATAACCAGATTTGTTTGTTTTGAAAAGTTTTGTATTGGCAACATTTTGTGATCGTGTGGCCAAACGAAGATTGCTCCAAGAATTATCAGTATTATCTCTGTTAATATGGTCTACCTCACTTTTTGGAAATTCTCCCGTCATGTATAAAAATGCAAGCCTATGAGCTAGATACCTTTTAGCATCTACCATTATTTGGCAATATCCTGCTGGAGAAGGGGTTACAGCTTTTGAGCCAATACAAGCAGTTCCCCTACGCCTTACAAGCCAAGTAAAAATTCCAGTCTCTGGATTATACTTTAAAATTTCTTTTAACCTAGCTTGTGTAAGCTTTTTCGGTAGTTGAGCCATAAATGGCAAATAGAATCTACCAATTCTTCTTTATAGTCAAGGCTTGTTTGAGTTTTTTAAATGTCTCTTTGTTGAGCCGTTTCTTTTCCTCAATCGCCTCACTGCCTGCCATAGCCCCAAATACCTTACGGGCCACAAATAATCCAACTGCAAATGAGTCAAACAAGTCGGGGGACTTTCCGATCCTCTTTTTCATGTCGGTCTTGGACTCAATGATGATCTTTCGGGTTCGGCGCACATACTTTCTCTGGGTCATCTCCCATGCCAGATCTGGGGTGATTCCCTTGAGTTGTTCACATTCTAGGAAGTATCGGGCAGCAAAGCAGAGTTCAGAGGCCATGTTGTGGAACAATTCTTTTCCGACTTGTGGTTTTCCAGTAGCCTCGTTTCTCATGGCGTATTGGGCGCTTACTGGTAAATCTGAAGCCGCTCCCGCAAAACTCACTGCGTGCCAGCCTTTTAGTAGTTCCCGCTCTCCAATTGACCAGAAGATTCCCCCCGCCGAAGCATCCACACCCATCCATTGATTTGGAATTCCCAACTTAAGGGATAAATCATGGATTTGCTGGATCATCTCGTATTGGAAATCTTCCTGAGACCCAGCCCTTCGGTTAAGAACATACTGTTTTTCAACAGCTATCGCCCACTTGCCGCTAATAAGCTTTCCATACTTAAGGTGGGTAAATACAAATCTATCGCCGCCTTCGGTATAGCTTGGGTCAATCCCTGCAATATCTTTCGGGGTTCCATCCCAGATCGGTTTGTCCAAAGCTCCATGACGGGCCAACAGGATATCCGAGACAATCGTGGAGTCATCGGCATCGGCGGGAGGCCAGAAGCCCCTGAACTTCCTCCAATACTGTGGGTTGAGTTCTCCGAGTTCTTTTCGGGCCAAGGCCACATCATTAGGTTTGGGGAGAAACGGATAGCGCAACCCCTTGCCAGCGTCGAAGGACTGTTGGTTGGGGTTGTCGTTCTCTGAATCAAATCTGATACATACTCCCTCAATACCAGCCACCCGTATCTTCCAGTTTGGGGTATTCTCGTCCACACTCATCCACCCTTTAATGGGTTCGCAGAACTTCCCGTGGGGATCGAATATGGAAGATGGGTTACCAGCGCCGACGATATAAAGTTCTTGAGCGCCCTTAAATCCCCACACGGCTTGGGAAATCACGGAAGGCGAACAGTCTTGTAACTCATCGATTATCAACACAATACGACGATTCTTCTTGCCTTGAAGTCGTTTCTGAGCGTCATCTTTATATTCGTCACCCGCTGCGAGTAGCATGATTGATGAAGCGTCACTAACCCCCGTTTCTGGGTCGATAATAGCCCCCTCTTCATCCGAGAGCTTGATGATATCCATAGACTCAATGAGTCTTCCAGAGGCTAGTCCCATGTTTCGGGCTTCGCGGTACATCTTGACCAATGCCGCCCAGATACGCTGCTTGGCGTCTATTTTGGACGTAGAGACCACAATGGTCATTGTATTAATTGGGTCGCAGAACCAATTAACCAGCGCAAATGCCGCCATCCCGTAAGACTTGCCAGAGTCTGTTCCCCCAGCTAGTCCCGTTACGCTTCGGACAAATCGGTTGCCAGTTGCATCGTCCACCTCGTAAACTTGGTTACAGAATGCTTGTGCGCTGAGTTCTGCCCACCTGTGCCATTGAAAGGTTGGCCATATAGCAGAGACAATATTGCGATAATGGCGGGCCTTTCCTAGTCCCCCATCTTCGGGTGTAAGCCCCTGCAAGAATGCATCCATCTCAATGCGGATTGGCGTAATCGCCTGTCCGTCTTTGGGTAACCACAGCCTCCCGTATTTCTCTATCCCTTGATCAACTGTTGCCATTTATGAAATTTATACTACACTAATCTGGATGGAGAAAAAGCGCAAGAGTGCAGAACGCGATTGGGATTCGATTGAAAATCGCATCAAAAAACAGAGCGCATTTCGGTTATACGCCGCTGGTCGAAGCATACCAGAGGTAATGAAAGCCTTGGATACCAAGCATAAACCCACTCTTGAGAAGATGATCTATAGCGAGAAATGGGACGAGTACGTCAAGGTATGGCAGGAAAATCCAGAAGCAGAAAATCTCTACCCTTGGGATAAGGAGCGTCCCGTAGCCCTAATTGCCCCTCCCGCCAGAATGGAGGAGATGGATAAGAAACGCAGGCTGGAATGCATCAAGGGATTCTCCATGTATTGTTCGGGGCGCACCATGCGGGATATTGCCGAAGAATTGAAGGTTAGCGAATCTACTGTCTGTCTATGGCGGGATACCCAACGCTGGATTCAATGCAGAGAGCGTTTGGTAAATGAGCAATCTCCCGCTCCTTGGGAGGATGAGGGTGTTCCAACTTTGATGTCGGAAATTACGGCTTCATTGGAGACCATGAAAAAATCGATCAAGTTTCTGACTGGCAAAGTTCTGATAAAGGCTGCTGATGCCGCGCAAGACCTAGACGGCATGGAAGCTCTTGGCATGATGAGAAACATCAAGCAGTTGGCAGAAGCTGCCTCTATCAACTTTTCTGAGGGCAACAATCAGCAAAATGCAATTCAAATCAATATTGCCACCAAGCTGGATTCCATGAAGATTCCCGAAAACAACACCTATGAATCGGAGCTAGTTATCAATGAGTGAGGTACCAAAATTTTGCTACGAGAGGAAATCGGATGTTCCATCAGGGGGATGGTGGGTAAGTTGTCCGATTGTTGGCGAGCCCGTTCGCGGAGGTGATTGGCATGACATGGTTGCGAGTTGTGAGAAGCTTTTAATATCCAGAGGAATAACACCCCCAACAGATCTTGTGTCACAAATAGAACACAATCTTTGTGACAGGCTTGCTGGAAGCACCAACTGCGTTCCTTGTTTAACAGCCAAACAAACCCTTGGATTTAGTGAAATTGTACGATGGGTAAAGGCTATGTATCACTTTGCCAAGGACAACAAATTTCAACTGGTTGATCAGGACGAGGCTGAACGAAGAGCAAAAATATGCGCTGCTTGTCCATACCAGATTTCAACTTCTGGCTGCTGGGGGTGCAAGGGGATTGCTGGAATGCTACCCCATATTGCGGGAGCAAAGACAACATCTTATGACCAGCAACTTAAAGCCTGCGGGATTTGCGGCTGCTACAATGCGGTCTCAGTCCATCTTCCACTTGATGCACAGACGGGTGAAGGATTGAACTTCCCCTCCCACTGCTGGAAGGCTACGCCATCTCAAATCGGGTAATTGCCTTGTTGAAGCTCATGTTGGCCACGCCCGTGGGCCCGTCACGATGCTTGCCGACAATAAACTCCATGGTGGGATTCTGTTCATGGTCTTGAGCGTCTTCACTGTGAAGCATGATGACAATATCCGAATCCTGTTCGATGGCTCCAGATCCCTTGAGGTCTGAAAGGCTTGGGCGTCCACCGCGCTTGTCGGGGTCGCGGTTGAGTTGAGCCAACACCAGAACAGGAACCTTGAGGGTCTTAGCCAGATCCTTAATGCCACCGCTAATCTCTTCCACCTCACACACGCGATTGTCTTTTCCGCGCTTGCTATCGCCCTTAACCAACTGGAGGTAGTCAATAATGATGAGGTCTAGCGGAGTGCGCTGGTGGGCGCGGCGAGCCACCGCCTTGAGATAACCGATGGATTTGGCAGAGCTATCATCGCAAATGATTTCGGATGCTTGGATTTCCTGCACGGCCCGTCCGAGAGATTGCTTCTGATGCGGGGTCACCCGACCAGACAAGATGTCAGCAGCGCCCACACGCGCCCGCGAGCGGATCATGCGCTCCATCAAGGCAACGCTGGTCATCTCCAAAGAAAATATAAGCACACGCTTCTTCTGGTTGAGGGCTACGTTTTCGGCAATCTGAAGGGCGCTGGCCGTCTTGCCTACCGCTGGTCTCGCAGCCAAGACAACCATATCTCCGCCGCGCAGGCCAAACACAAGAAGGTCATCCAATGGGTTGATGCCAGTGCGAATACCGATACAGGGTTTTCCCGCAATCGTGGATTCGATGTTCTGGGCAGCGCGATCCAAGGCATTGTTAATGGAAAGCTTGCTGCCATCATCCATCTCGTAATCGGCCCGCATGACGGTGGTCTCTGACCAGTTCTTGAGTTCTTCAATCTTTAGCTCACGATCTCTGGCTTTGTGAACCATGTCGTTGGCCAAATATTCCAATGACCTTCTGTAGCGGGCTTCTTCCAGCTTGGGGTAGTAGCGTTTCCAGTTGTTATGGGCTACACACGAAGTTGCGACTTCTGTAATCTTTTGTTCACCCCCGACGATATCATATTCGTTGGCGGCTTCGATCTCACCCTTGACGTTGATGATGTCTGCCTGCATCCCCTTGGCGATACAGCGCATAACCGCCCGAAAGATGATCTTGTTCTCCTGAAGGTAAAAATGATCTTCCTTTATGGATAAAAGGATCTCACGCTGATCCTCTGACGGAGCATGACAGAGGCATGAAAGAATGGCGGTTTCGGCGGATGGTTCAAAGATGACTTCTTGCATAGGAAGCGTTAGACAGCCTCTTGGGCCTTTCGTTCACGCTTTCTTTGCAAAATTTCCATCATGGCCCGCCTGCGGCGTTCGCGCTCCACCTCCGAGATAACTCGCTTCTTTTTCGCCTTTTGTGACGAGTTATTTTTGGGCTTCAGAGTAGTTTTGGATTTTGTCGCCATTTCTGACGAATTACCCACTTCTGAGGCTTTATCGCAAACCGTCCCACTTTGTGCATCATTGTTGACGCTTTGATCTAATCCCGTGGAATCTGACGGCATTGGAAACCCTTCTTGGGCCATTTTGTGGAGAGATCCGTCTTTACATCCGTGGATAACTACCGCTTGGCTGGAGATGACTCTATCTGGGCAAGTAACACCCTGAACCGCTTGGGCTTCTGGATCAGCCGCAAAGAATACAATCTTTCCATCTTTCCATTGGTAGTTAACGCTTTTCCAGTAGGTTCGGATGAGCGGCGTGTCGCGGCCAATCTCCATGAAGTTCCAACGGCATCGAACGTCCCAAGGCTCTGGAACATTTCCCGATTCCCTATAGGCCAAATTGTAGGTTGATAGAGATTGGGCTGAAGGACAAAAATCCAAGAAATTGGGAGGATACACCGCGCTGCCCACAATCATCTTGTAGATGTTTTTACCATTGGATGCCATTCCGCCCTCATAGAGGTGGCCAAGGATACCAACCTGTTTGTGGTATTCGGCGTCGAGATCGTCAACCCATCCCTCCTTCATGGGAACGCAGTCTGGTTCCCAGAAGTAAAATGGAGTCTTGGTTGGGTACATCGCAGATGCCACATCGGCAAACATCTGGTTCGGGCCAAGAGGCCAGCCGTCAAATCCATCTTGGGCAATCAGATGATCTACTTCGGGAAAGCTTTTCTTTAGTTCTTGGATGAGTGAAGAAGCTCCAGATGTATCCTTCGTGCAGCATAAAGTCGCTTTATGCCGCATGTTGATACCCATAGCTGTAATAGCCTTGGCTGATTCCATTGCCAGTTCGGCGTCACCATTATGATAAGCAAAGGCAATATTCATTGAAGCTCTTGCAAAGTATTCATGGCAATTAAAGCGGCTCCGCATTGTTGCGGACTGGCATCTTGTGAGGTGTCCATCTTGGCAATTTTTTTGAGGCCATCTACGGCCTTATCAAGCATTTCTGATACATCCAAATAGGATCGTGTAATAGCCAAGCGATCCCTTCGTAGCCTGTAACATTTGTCGCGGGCTTCGCGAAGCATGGTTTCAGTCTCATTCATTGTGCGTCAAAATTAAGTGGCCAGCTTGGATGGACGGGATCTTCCAAGCGAATGCGAACGTTGTTATGCCCTTGACTCGTCAACTTTTCGGACTCAAGGGTTGCCTCTTCTTTGCTCAGTCCAGAAGCGTGAAGTTCCACAATTTTCTCTCCGTAGCACACGATGAATGTTTTGTCTTTAGTCATTTTTTCTTTTTCTTGGTTTCTGCTTGATTGAGGTATTTGGTAAACTGTTCAGCGCAATCTCTGGCCATCTCGATTTCTGATTCTGGGTCGAAGAAGTAACCGCCACGTTCAGTGTGGAGTGTTTCCATCGGCATGGGCCTCCCCCTACGAAATCTTGGGCCGACAACGAATGGAGAAACGGAGTCTTCATTGATTACCGTAAGAACTACTTTGAATCGGGCCATGGTGTCCAATACTTAATCACACGTTCAAGAATATGTCCAATTCCGCTCCATCCATGGTGTGGGTGGTAGTGGCAAGCCCACTTCAACGGAGGGTTTGACTCGTCATTTTTAATGAGATAAATTCCCTCTGCATCAGGTTTTGTATAATTGTAATCGTTCCAAGTGATCATAGTAGGTATGACAAGAAAAACTCCACTTCGTTCAAAAACTCCACTTAAACGCAGCGGAAGGTTGCGGAGCGCATCCCCCAAACGCCAACGTGAATACAATGAGTATGCAAAGGTAAAAAAAGCCTACTTGGCACTGCATCCCATATGTGAGAAATGCAAGAAGGCGAAGAGTCAGGACATCCATCATAAGGCGGGTAGGGTTGGTCGTTATCTTTGCGACTACAGTTTGTTTGCCGCGCTTTGTCGAGCCTGCCACGATTTTTGCCATGCCAATGGCCGCGAAGCCCGTAAGCAAGGCTGGATTATTGATACATTTCATGCTCTTCCAAATCCCGCTCCTGAAGTTTCAGACGTTCAATCTCGTAGCCAAAGTCAGGCTCATAGCAACGAAGAATAGGATTCCAAATCTTTCCCTTGGGCTTGGTTAGGTTGCGATAGGCATCCACAGCGTTGACCCAACTTGTCTCCAATGGCTGGTTCCATTCGCGAGCGGGCGGGAAGTTCCAAGGGTACGGGCGGGGTGGACAGGAAACACAACCACTTGTAATAAGTAGTGAGATTACTATCCCTGCTCTTTGAAATCGTAAAACCATAGCTCCTCCTCGCTTTCGCTAACCCAGCGACTTCCTGTGCTTTCGCAGCTAAATTCTTGGCTAAACACCTTCCAGTCGGGCTTCGTTGGAAACTTCTTGGCGATAAACGATCCTCCATCCATCCATAGTACACGATTGTTAGGCTGGATAAAATATTGTCCATCGCCAGCAAATACATGACCACACTTGTGGCCTGCTGCCATCTCCCCGTAACCAGAGGTGTATTGCGGCCCCAAACACCAATCTAGCGTGAACATATACTTGGCTTCCTCAAAGCTTTTGTTTTTAAGCATGATGTTCGCCGCCCTATTTTTGCAATAGTCCAAGATGTTAACCGAGCAATAGTAGCTCATGGAATCCCATAGCTGTATCCAATCCAATGGATAGAACGTTCCGCCTTTCTCATCGGTATGTATGTAATGGATCGGCACTCTGGCATGTTGACTTCCGTATTCCGTCATTACGCTGAACAATCCGCATCTCTGAGGGATAGAAGTATAGGCAAACACTTCTACCAGTTGTCTTGGGCGAGAGATCTCTGGTTCCAGATCGTAGAAGAACCCCTCATCTACAAAAGCAAAGAAGGTGGGAATATTGACGTTAAGGTAGTTGCTCATTTGTTGGCAATTTCTTCAAGAAGCCTCGTTTGACGGCGAAGCTCGTAAAGCTGACGGCTGGCTGTAATCTCAGCACTCATGCGGGCATTTGACTCCGCCAACTCTGCATTGATGCGCTTTAACCTTGAAACATGTGTATTTTCCTTTGGTTTCGGACAGTCGATAGATGCGCTGATAACCTGTATCCGCCCCGAATTCAAATCATAGACCGTACCCGAAAAGCTACCGTCTTGTGCCTGAATATTAATGGTTAGTAGTAATGCTATTAGTAGTGGTTTCATAAAGAGATTGGAAGCGGGGGGCGCACTTCATCGGCCCCCCAGCCTTTGAAGCTCCGCATTTTCTGTCGGTAACTCCCCGCTTCCAAAAATAGCGGAATGCAGACGCTGGGCCACGGCTGCACCCCTCACATGAGCATCGGACTCACGCTTACCCATCCTGCTCCTGCTAGAAAAGATTTGCTGGGGACGAGGATGCATCCACTTTTCAGCGCACGGGTTCCCATGGTTACGGCTCCAGTGGGGTGTAGATTTTAGCTCTACACGGGCGGATAAACCTTGGAGACCTCCCGACCACGGAGTCCACCATACGGTGGCTCCAGTATTACTACGCTGCCCAGCATTTGCACCTGTTGGCCCACCAAGAGCAAAACTCAGGATGGCAGGAACAAAAAGATAAGGCTGGGCCACTGGCATTTCAATGCCCCGATGCATATTGGAGCCAGTGATGGTTAGCATTCCCAGCGCAGGGACTCCTACACCGCCAACTAAAGACGGTTCAGAGCCATTTGTTTTACGGGATTTCAGGTCGCTTGCCCCCGTATTCACAGTGGCACCCTCAATGCATCCCGCAAAGTTGTTCATGGATACATAGACCATAGCCCCTGCGGGGCGTTCAATGTTTTTTTCTTCTTTTTTCTTTGTGGGTATTCGGCGGGCTAAAGCCGTGCGCCCGCCTATATAGCGGCTCTCTTTCGCTTGAACCCCGAATGCCGCCGTCATTGGATTAATAATTCCTTGAGCTAGATCCGACCGATTGACTACACCTCGCCCCCGCAGGGGCAAAGGCATAGTCAAAATTGGATTCTCATTCCTATGAGTGAGTCCTCCGCTTTATTCCACAGATCACGATCTAGGCTCCGAAGCCGCTAATAGACCTTCAAACAATCGCAATCAACCTCCGAGGGTATTATCCCTCGCGCTTACCAGAGTTTCTCTGGATTCCCATGCCGCAATGTGTTCAAGCGATGGGACGGATGGCTGATCCGTAAGTGCGGCGGTTTTATCCTTGCATACCTCGTTACGGGGTTTAGTGGCATATTTCACGCCCACTTTACGGTGCCTGTCATGTCGTTGACACCGCGACCCTACAAAACGTTCAAACAAGAGTCAATCAAAGAAAGAGGGTGCGGCCCCGAATAACAAGTCAACGATAAGACACCGCAAACGGAACCGCACCCAGAACTATGCAAACGAACGCCAAAATAACTAAGAGTGGCTACTCTGTCAACAAGAGAGTAAGATCTTTCTGTGGATAAAGAATCCTACAAAGCCTACTTGCACACCCCTTACTGGAAGGAAGTAAGCCGACTTGTGAAGAAGCGGTTCGGGTGGAGGTGTGGGGTTTGCAATAGTCCCCTAGAACTTCAGGCCCACCACCGCACCTACGAACACCGAGGGGATGAACTCAACCATCTGGATGACCTGATTTGTCTATGCAAGATCTGCCACAAATTGTTCCACAAGGAACAGAAAAAGGCCCGCAAACCACAGAGGGCGCGGAAACGAAAAGTCCCCACGCCCCCGAAATATTAATATTTGACGCATATTGAACAACAGCTAGGTTTAAGTGTCAATATATAATCATATGATCGATACAACCATTCTACCTACTGAAATTCAAGAAAACCCCGAAA